GATTAGGAGGCACGGCAGCCTTAAAAAATAAAACTCTAAGGACTGCTTTTTTAAAATTTAGAAAGAATCCGAGAGTTGTGGAGGCAATTAAAAAATTTAAGGAAAGTAAATCTGCAGAACAACTGAGAAACGCTAAGAAAAGAAGAGACGCAATTAATAATGCTAAAACAAATAAGAATAAACAGCTAGTTGTATACAAAGGCCCTAAATTCCCTAAAGGTGGTAAGCCTAAAACAGGTAATACTAACAAAGCTACTACTGCAGAAAGTGCTTCTTCAAAAGGAAAAGACGTAGTTACAACTAAGACTAAGAATAAAATAGATACAACCCCCATAAAATTAATAGGGGGAGGAATAACTCTAGCCGCAGTAGCAGCATTAATGAACAAGAAAAAGAAAAAAACTACTACTGACCCTAAAAAAGACAGAGAGTATAAAAAGCGTATGCAAAAAAATGAAGCTTACAGTATGGATGATATGCTAGATAGTAAGCCTGTTAATAAAGGACCTACTAAAAAAAGAGAATCCCGTCCAAAACAAGGTGGTGGATTTGGAACTAACATATCCTTTGCAAGTAAGGATGTTAAGTCATTAAGAGAAAACGCTAGAAAGCTTACTAGTCAAATAGATAACCTTAGTATATCTTCTGGTGAAAAAAGAAGATTAAAGAGTATGTACTCTAGAGATAAAGTTGACGATAGAAAAAGTGGATTTAGTATGAATACTGTTTACAACAAAGCCTTCCAAGAAATTAAGAAGAAGGTAAAGTAGTGGCTAAAAAAAAGGTACTTACAGATAGGCAGAAAGAAACTTTAAAGAAGCACTCTGTACACCACACTACTAAACATATGAACCTGATGAAAAAGCTTATGCTTGATGGTAAAACATTTACACAGGCTCATACAGTCGCCCAGAAAAGAGTAGGCAAATAGCTAAGAAATCCGTATATAAAGTTTACAAAACTTATTATACATCTGGTGAGTACTACATAGGATTCACAAGTAAGGCAGGACTACACTATGACAGATACTGGGGTTCAAATACAACTGATAGAACCCCTAGTCATAAAGAGATTATTTTTCACTCCCATCATAAAAGTGATGCAAAACTTATGGAACTTATGTTTCAACTGCAGAACTTTCATGATAAGAAATGCCTAAACAAAATGTTAAACATAAGATTAAGAAGAGACTTTATTAAAAAGATACCCAAGTTTAAGATTACAATACAAAAGAATAAAGGATAACATGGCAAAAGAACAAGATAAAGATAAGGTAATGATTAGCCTTCACAAACCATTTGGACCACAGATAATGGAATTTGTAATACCAGAAAATATTGTCAACACATGGAATGATTATGGTGATAAGATTTCTGCAAGTGAAAAGAAATCAAAAGAATTAGACATGGCTGATAGTTTAATCGGCAATGTTACCCAAGAACACAAAATAGAAGAACATCTCTGGCTTAATAAGATTGACAAAGATAACAAAGATGGTGGGACTTTTAAAGACTATGTAGCAGGTATAGTTAATATCTACATCAAGCAGTATTTAACAGGTATCTATGCTAATGAAGAAAATGCTAAAAAAAATAATGTTAGTATAAACCAGAATATTACAAAGATGAATGTTCTTAACTCATGGATAGTCAATTCTATTGCAGGAGATTTTAATCCACCACATATGCATATGGGTCATTTATCTTGTGCAGGATTTTTAAGAGTACAAGATTCAATAACCAACGATGAAGAAAGAGAAGAAGCAGGATATCTTGAATTTATGTATGGTGAAAGCCATAAGTTTTTAAGATTCAAATATCCAATCAAACCAAAGGTAGGTGCTATCTATATGTTCCCATCATGGTTAACACATTTTGTTCATCCATTTAGAGGTGAGGGTATTAGAAGAAGTATATCTTTTAATGTAACCTATACTAGAGGAAAGTAATGACACACGAGGTATCAGTAACAATAAAAATTGATGATGGGCTATGGGTAAATGCCCCTAGTAAAGATAACCGAGGTAAGAGTTACACAGAAAAACAAATTAGAAATAAATTAATTAATAACACATGGAAAGCAACTAGTGTTCATAAATCTTTATCATCAGCACTTAAAGCGGCAAAAAAAAGAAGCAACCCTAAAAATAAATAATGGCAGACCCTAAAGTAGGAACAGGTAAAAAACCAAAAGGTTCTGATAGAAGATTATACACAGATGAGAATCCTAAAGATACTGTCAGTATAAAGTTTGCAACAGTACAGGATGCAAAAGATACAATCGCAAAAGTTATGCGTATTAATAAACCTTATGCTAGAAAGATTCAAATACTAACTGTATTAGAACAACGAGCAAAGGTATCAGGGAAAATGGAACAAGCTCGTTTAGCAAAAGCAGCTAAACTTAAATTAAAAAAACAACATGGCACTAGCAAAATCACAAAGAAGTCTTAAATCATGGTCAAGTCAAAAGTGGCGAACGAAATCTGGGAAACCCTCTTCAAAGACAGGAGAAAGGTATCTGCCAGAGAAAGCCATCAAGAGCCTGACATCTGCGGAATATGCGGCAACGACAAAAGCCAAGCGCCAAGGAACGAAGCAGGGGAAACAATTTGTCAAGCAGCCGAAGAAAGTTGCCCAGAAAGTAAAATCATATAGGAAGGTAACATAATGGGAAAAGGCGTAAAACACTATTTAAAAAACGGAACTGAGCATAAAGGTGCTATTCACAAAATGGCAGATGGTTCAGTACATACTGGAAAGAGTCATACTAAAACTAGTAAGGCAGTAGTACATTTTAAAAATTTATCGGATACAGCTAAGAAAAAATCTAAGGCTTAATGGTAGCTAAGAAATACCAAAATCCTAAAGGAGGATTGAATGCAGCAGGTAGAGCGCATTTTAAAAGAACTGAAGGTGCTAATTTAAAAGCACCTGTCAAAGAAACTCCTAAAAAAGATTCTGCTGCGTTTAGAAGAAAGATTAGTTTTGCCTGTAGATTTGCAGGAATGAAAGGACCAATGAAAGATGATAAAGGTCGTCCAACTCGAAAGGCTCTAGCCCTTAAAGCATGGGGTTTTGGAAGTGAAGAATCAGCGAGAAATTTTTGCCAAAGAAACAAAAAAAGTTAGAACCTACTGCTGAAATACTAACATATAAATTAATTATGTTTATACATAAAACAATAAGGAAAATAAAATGCCCCTTTACGAATATGAAAATTTAAAAACTGGAGAAAGATTTCAAAAAACACTACCAATGGCTAGAAGAAAAGAGCCATGTACAGCGCCTTATATAAAACTAGCTATTGTAGCACCTAGTATTCTTACTATATCTGATAGTAAAGGCAATGAAGATAAGATGAGAGAAGATTTGCATACTAAAGCACAAGTAGCTAAAAAAGAAAAACAAGTATTAGAATCTGATACTAAGTATAAAACAATTAAAAAAGAACTTAAAAAAACATATGGAACTGATAAAAAAAGAACAAAAAAATCTAACTGAGCAACAGGGTCAATTTCTAGAAGCTTTATTTAATGAAGCCCAAGGAGATCCTAAGAAAGCAGGAGATATTGTAGGATATGCTCCGGGCTATTATCTAAAAGTTGTGAAGTCATTAAAAGAACAAATTCTAGAAAGATCAGAATATTCTTTAGCTATGCACTCTGCAAAAGCAGTCAAAGGTTTAGTAGATGCTTTAGATGAAGATGGTAAAACTCCTGGAGTAAATATTAGAATGGAGGCATCCAAACAAATTTTAGATCGTGTAGGAATTGTTAAAAGAGATAAGATTGATGTTAACGCTCAAGTAGCACATGGTATATTTATATTACCACCTAAAGATGGAATTACAAAAACGTAAAGCTAGGACTATTCCTTTTGGATACAAACTAGCTGATGATACAGATTATATTGAGCCTATCCAAGAAGAGTTAGCAGCTTTAGATGAAGCTAAAGATTTTTTAAATAATTGTTCATATAGAGAGGTTGCAAGTTGGCTATCAAGAAAAACAGGAAGAAGTATATCTCATACAGGATTAAGGAAAATAATAAACACTAGATGGCAAACATTGAACCCCCAAAGCCTAAATCACACCTCGGAAGAAAACGAGGAGTAGAGCAAGAAAAAAAGTTTTTTAGTAAAGAAGTAAAAGCAAAACAATCAGCTAAAAGAACGATTAAGGCACAGGACCTTAAAATAAGGAAAGCACATGATGCAATACAAAATGCAAAAAAGCGAAAAGAAAAGATCTTCAAAGCCAATGATGCTTTGCAAGGCTCTTCTACTGCTGTCATGGTTGAGGATGAAATACAGTCTTTATCTCCTAACGTTAAAGATTATGTTAAAGATAACATTATATTTGAACCCAATGATGGACCGCAAACACAGTTTCTAGCCGCACCAGAAAGAGAAGTATTTTATGGAGGAGCAAGAGGTGGTGGCAAATCTTATGCCATGCTTATTGATCCATTAAGATACTGTCATAAAGAACATCATAGATGTCTACTACTTAGAAAATCTATGCCAGAATTAAGGGATATGATTAATAACTCTCAGAGATTATACTCTAGAGCATACCCCGGTGCTAAATGGAGAGAGCAAGAAAAAGAATGGAGATTCCCTTCAGGTGCTAGAATAGAGTTTGGGTATGCAGAAAACCTAACTGATGTACTTCGTTACCAAGGACAATCCTACACTTGGATTGGAATAGACGAACTTCCTCAGTACCCAACCCCAGAAATATATAATTTCTTAAGGTCGTCCCTTAGAAGTGTAGACCCCAATATTCCGGTTTATATGCGCTCTACAGGCAATCCTGGCAACGTTGGGTCACAATGGGTCAAAGAAATGTTTGTTGATCCTGCAGAGCCTAATACGGCTTTTGAAGTAGGTATAGATACTATCCTAGGTAGAAAATCTATATCAAGAAGATTTATACCGGCTAAGCTACAAGATAACCCTTATCTTATGCAAACAGATGATTATCTTATTATGCTATCATCTTTGCCTGAAGTACAAAGAAAACAGTTTTTAGAAGGAGATTGGGGGGCGTTTGAAAATTCATCGTTTCCAGATTTTAATTTAGCTACACATGTTACAACACCTTTTGACATACCAAAAAATTGGATGAGATTTAGAACTTGTGACTGGGGTTATTCTAGTCCTGCATGCGTTCTTTGGATAGCTGTAGATTTTGATAATAACTTTTGGGTGTACAGAGAATTATATACTAAAAGAGTTACTGCAGATATATTTGCTAGACAAGTTTTAGAAATGGAACATGGAGAGCATATTAAATATGGAATCCTTGACTCATCAACTTGGTCAAAAAGAGGAGATGTTGGTCCCAGTATTGCAGAAACTATGATTAGAGAAGGATGTAAATGGAGACCATCAGATAGATCTCCAAAAAGTAGAGTAGCAGGAAAATTAGAGTTACATAAAAGACTAACTGTAGATTCTGGTACAGGACAACCAAGTTTAAAAATATTTCCTAATTGTATGAATTTAATTAGAACACTACCAATGCTTCCTGTAGATAAGAGTAATCCTGAAGATGTTGATACTCACGCTGAAGATCATGCTTATGATGCATTAAGATATGGCGTAATGAGTAGAGCAATACATCCTCATAGCTATGAAGCTAACAGATTTACAGAAGAAAAAACATTTACCCCTTCTGATAGAGTATTTGGATATTGAGTTGTTTATCTTTATTTGTAGCACTGTCAATGCATGTAGGCTTAGACAATGCTTACAATACTATTCATCCTCATGCTAGATGTACAATAGACAATAATATTGTAGGAATATATTATAATAGTGAATATAATATAAGTTCTTACATAGGAAAAAAAATTAATAAAGATTCTTTTGAAATAGAATACGGTCTAGTATCAGGATATTCAAGTAATACTATATTACCTATGCTTAGAGTAAAAAAAGATATTTGGTTTATAGCACCTGCATATGAAACAACAGGCAATGTAGGAGTTGTTGTAGGAGTAGAATGGAATACATTATAGTATTAGCGTTATCTTTTTTTAAAGATCCTGATTTAAAATTTTATAATTTTGCAAATGTAAAATTTAACAACTTA